TTTGAGACGTATCCTGTTTCCAGTTCAGACTTTGAAAGAACAACTTTGTCCTCTGGTAGAGGCTCAAAACCATCGTCTGTCTTTACAACGATTTCCATGTTTCTCCTTTGTTTTTATCGCCTAAGGGTAGGCGTTGAACACGGCATTTATCACTCTCTTAATCCTCTGCGCCGGTACAGAAACGCCTAGAGAGGCAGGCGATTTGGGAATATAGTGAATTAAATATGAATTGTCAATAGGCAAAGCACATTTATTTTCACTTTTTTTATTATTCCCCTTTATAGTTTAGCCCCTCTTTAACGTGGAGCGTTGTGTTTTTACCTGATGGGTAGTCTGACTTATGCCAACCCCCTCCTTTTAGTGTGAATGCTGTACTTGAAAAAATCCTTTTAACAGGCCTTCCGTCAATTTCGGTCAAGCCGTATGAGTCAGCTTCTACGATCTCTTCCGTATCAGTAAATTTGTATTCGTATGTCATTTGCACTCGTTGCCTTTTTGTATGCTATTTAGGCAATCTTTTATTTCTTGAGTAGCCAAGGCTAACTCTTTCCTCATTTTAATCTCCATAACAAGCGCATCTGCCTTGCTAAACCTAGAGTCCTCTATAACCGTTAGTCTTGACTCAAGTTCTACTGTTTCAGCCATAGTCCACCCTCCTAGTAGCATACTTAGTGTAGCGGTAACGCCTATGAGCCAAAAGAATGCCTCCTTATAGTGCGTCATCTAGCACCTCCTCATCTTTATTTGTTTCTGGCTCTTCTTCGATTTCTGAAGGAGCATTGAATGAATTTAGAGCCGCGGGTACTTCATGCTTCTCTTTCTCTTTTAGCCCCTCTACAGCACCCTCGCGGGCAAACTGTAGTGCGCTATCAACTTCCAAGTGGTTTGCAACTGCCGCGAACGCATCAGCCTGAGTCTTGATAAGACCCTGAAGATCCACAGGCTTGAAGTCACTGCTTCTCTTGACCCACGTAGCGTACCAGCCTGACGCATCCTCTGGTGACTCCCATTGCGCCGCTAAGAAGTAGATGTCATTCTCAATGTCATCAATGGCACTAGCGAAGATACGCAAGAACGCTGTGCGACCTGCCGCCTCGTCGAACAGTACCTCTGTGGCACTCTTCTCAATGTTTGACCCGTTCATACGCTGGTGATTAGCGATGTAGAACTGGCGAGTCTCCTCCGAGTACACCTTGTAAGCCGTGTGACCATTTTCTGAGTCTGGGCTAATGTACTTCCAGTCACCCTGCATAGCATTCACGCCCTGCATAATGGTGTGTAGGGATCTGGTCCACTGATCGTCTTCGACGTTACCCGCTAGGCGTGGATGGTTGATCACGCGGAAGTTCCAGCGTGCATCAGACAGCAGGTTATACAGCATATTGTGATCCTGAGCCATCTGGTAGCCAATGTAGCGATCCAGAGGGAGCCTAGTGCGACCAAAAGGTAGTCTGCGCTTAGTCTGAGATGCCTCGGTGAAGAACGGGAAGCGGAACTGCATATCTGCAACCATAACCACCTCACGCTTTCCAGTAGTAGAATCCTCTTCGTCAACCTCGTGGTATAGCTCCCATCCGTCAACAGTCCATAGGCGGTAATACTTGGTCCACTTTCCCTTTGCCTTCAGGGTAGGTTGCTCCCACTTCATCTCGCTTTGCAAAAGCTCTACAAGCACACCATCCTCTTCACGCCAGTTTAGGATAGAATCTGGGTCTACCCAGTATGCACGAATGGGATCATCCTCGCTGACACGATCAACACGATACCAGAACCAGTTATCAACGATCATACGTTGACCTGCTGATATTAGGAAGGACTCCATATTGATCCCTGTGCCATCGACATCGCGCCGGAAGCGGTACATCGGATCACCAGCCACATTAGGATCGCCAAGAGGACCGCCGTACTCGCGATACGCAGATCTCTCAACTGCAAAAACCCCGCCGATCTGAGAATCGACAAGGGTTGCCATATGTGAGGGGAATCGTGTAATAGAGGCTCTTTCGCCGAAGGCAACAGCCATCTCACCATGCGCTCTACGCTTGAGGTAAGTGCCGTTCTTGTTACCACCTCCCATACTGTCGTATACGCGGATACCAACATCCTCACCGTCAATAGCAGAGACTACAGCCCTCTCATGAGCCATATTCTTAGCCTCTTGAAGCACCACCTCCAAAGCGTTTCCGCTGTACTGGTCGCGTGAGAACTTGCGTTTTCGTCGCAGTTCTTCGTAGTCAGGATGTCTATAGTCTACCCAGAGTTCTTCGCTCATCTTTATATTGGGAATTGACCCCCTCCGATTGTTCTTTTAGGGGTGGCTTCATAAATTGCAAGTTCCAACGCATTACGCCTGTCGGGTGAGCGACCTAATAGCCTACGCTCATCCTTCTTACTAGCGACACGATTTCTTCCCTTCGCGTCTAAAGTATAGGTTGCAGACACAACCTCCTGTATTAGTCTCTCATCTTTAGGCAGTGTGCCTCCGGCTTCGAGCCAGTCTCGTAGGTCGAAGCATAGCTGGGTACGCAAGTCTGCATATACATCTGGATTAGATGATGCATGGGCTACGTTTACTGGTCGAACAACGACACCCAGATCCTTAGCCTCTTGCATAATGTTCAGAAAGTCCGTGGGGGACGCTCCCAAGCCAATAACGTCAATCTTCACGTAGATCTTGTCATCGGTGGGTCGCTTTAGTCGGCGAATAACCTCTAGTACCTTTGCCGCGATCTGCTGACCATTCCAGTTGAAGCCTACAACAGGCTCTAGTGCCTTTACGCCACGCACAGCCCAGATAACAGTCTCATCCTCGCCGTACCTAGCAGGGTCAACGCCTATACGTAATGCACCCTCTGTAGGGGCATTCTCCCAGCGCATCTGAGCATCTGTGGCAAGGCTCAAGCCAATGACTGCATCATCACCCTGACTAGGGAAGTTGCCCTCCACACGCACCTGAAACATCGGAGATTTCTCTCCCCACTCCTCTTTCTTCTCCTGTACCCACTTGGGTCCAGCTAGTCCCTTAATCTCTCGCTCACCCGTTACATTCGGGCTGTGCTGGCTGGAAATGTGTATGTTATGCCAGAATCTGCTCTTACTGTGGAACGAATCAAAGAATGTTCCGATCATTCTGGTAGGGTTGGAGAACAGTACCATCTTAGCACCAGCCGCCATATTACCCTCCATAGCTTCAAATACGGCTTCATCGACACCAGAGGCTTCATCAATGATGTATAGTAGGTTCTCACCAGAGATACCAGCGGCACGTTCCGGCTGGTCGGTAGAGAAACCAAAGATCTCGTTGCCATTAGGGAAGACAAGACCGCTACTAGGATCACGGTATATCTGACCGCCCAAGGGTACGTTCAGGTTAGCCTTACGGTACATAGACGTTATCTCACGCCACAGGATCTTTACCACCTGATTGAAAGACGCTGATGTGATCGGTACACGAGCATCTCTCTTTGTGGTAGCCCACCACAGAGCCAATATAGCGGCGGAATGGCTTTTGCTGACTTTATGACCAGAACGTATAGATATACGATCATGCTTCTGCACAGCCTCTAGGATCTCGCATTGCTTTGACCACGGAGTAACGCCTATGACGTTTTCTGCATAGAAGATTGGATCAGCAAGCTGTTCGGCTATTACTAGAACCTCATCATCTGATATTTCTAAAAGAGAAGAAATAGCTATTATTAACTTTGTTTATAAATTTGTTTATTATATAGACACGGTTGCCGTGGGGGGCTAGACATGACTGTCGGTACTCCCTAGACACGGTTGTCTACCCCTCTTCGCCAGAACTAACCTTCAAAGCCCTACTCATAAGTGCCGCTAATCCGCCTACTTCCTCTTCTACTTTAGTGGTGTATGCGCCCTGCGCTCTGAGAATCCTATCCTGTGCCTGATCCACATCACGAAACTCAATAATCTGATTACCATTGCGGTCTGTACTGATCTTCTTAATCTGATGCCCTAAGCCCATCTCCTTCAGCTTCTTGACGTTGATACGAGCGTGACCTTCCTCGAAGACCTCCTGCTCACAATGAGGGCAGACTAATGGATCCACCTCTAGAGCTTCACTAACATCGAAGCGGCCTGCGGCGGTTTGCCTAGCTAAAGCCTCTTCTTTGGACATAACCATCTTGTTCATCCGCTCGCGGATAACGTGGTCTACACTTTCGTTGTATCGGATCTTATGAGCAGATACATAAATAGCATTCTGGCTCGGTCCGCAGTAGTATCCTGCCTGTTTGTAGGCATCAGTATGAGTCAGACCCTTCTCAACTATACCATCAACGAATGCTCGTTGCTTTGGTTTTAGTTCAGCATAAGTCCTTAATCCACGCTTTTTGGGCATATCCACTTTGAAGATTGAATGAAGATGGCGCAATATAGTGAATTAAATTGTGGTTGTCAAGGGCAAATCGAAAATAAATCTCACTTTTTTACTTTTTTATCAACACATGGGAACTATACAACCCGCAGTGCTTATATTCCACTGTTCTAACAATCAAAACAACAGGATTTACAAATGTCTATTAACTCAGTAACAGTAAGTGGAAGACTAGGAGCAGATGTTGAACTTCGGACCACAGGCGGTGGCGAATCAGTAGCAAGCCTTAGGATTGCCGTATCAGCAGGTAAGGACTCTACAGTCTGGCTTGAAACTACTGTTTGGAGCAAGCTCGCAGAGGTCTGCGCCGCTCACCTAAAGAAAGGATCGTTCGTAGTTGCCTCTGGGCGATTAAAAGATGACTCCTACACTAATAAAGATGGAATCAACATCACCCGTACCGGAATGACTGCTTATGCGGTTGAGTTTGGTCCAAAGCAGGACAGTGGCTCTACGCCTCAGCCAGCTAAGGCTCAAGCCCCTGCTCCAGTACAAGATGATCTCCCATTTTAATCTAAACCAACAGTCTTATGCAACTTTCTGAAGAGATTTCAGTATTATTAGGTGAAGAGCAGGTGGAAAGGGTGTTTACCTCTGTAAGTAGGCTCTGGGATGACCTTTTTGATGAGGGTCACGATATTTCGCCTCACAAGATGCTCTTAGCCTACTATATATTAACCACAACACTCATAGCTTCATCAGTAACTGATCTGGATAAATCTTCAGCAACGAGCATTAGGCTCTTGGTTGAGGTTTTAACCGAGGAAGCTCTAGAGGAGGGAGTCTTAATGGGAGAGGCTCACGTACTGGACGAGCCTTTCCTTAGGGATGAGATGCAGGAACTACTAAAACAGGCTAGGGACATAATTGGTGGCAAAAATGAGTAAAACCAACGACTTCTGGATGCCTAGTAATTGGAGTCCTCCATCACACAGGAACCCCTACTCCTCTAAGTACAGAAATTATTTGCAACGAGTTGGGAACACCAAACACGCAGGTGAGTTCACAGAGGAGGAGATAGTGGAGAGGGTCAAGCGTCTACTTAGTAGGTAGACACAGAGGGGGCGGTTGGTACGCAGAGGGCAGGTTCGATTCCTGCGCCCCCTCCTATGGTTACTGGCATAGCAGAATCTATGTATGTTCTTTTAAGACCTAGTAATTAACTAATTGCGTTTTAAATATGGTGCTAGATCTATTCTAATGATTTGTACACTTTTCAAAACGGATGAGAACGGGATAGCGGTGGGACGCTAATAATCTCGAAAGGAACTAGGTCTTTAACCGCAACTTTTACTAAAAAGATAATGAAGAAGACCAAACTACTAGCATTTTTGCTACTTTTAACCGCTTGTGATAGCGATCCAGCCTCTGATCAGCCGATTTCAGGCTCTTGGGAAGGGGTTATTTACGACTCTCCGACCTTCCAAAACAGGGTCAGTTTTACCATCTACAGTGGCAATCTAGGCGATGCACAGAGCATTATTGGCGGTCACGAGCTTGAAAATAAGAAGTCTAAGCAGATTTTGTTCCAGACACTACGCGGAACAGTCGTTGGAGACGATAGTTTCTTCAATATGCACTTTCAAGTGGGTATCGACCAGAATAATGCGTGGGTATACACTGGATATGTAGCCGATGATGGGAAATTATGCATCCTACGGGATCTTCTTACTGAATATGTATGCTTGGAGGTCAAGTGAACCATCCTAAGCGACCAGAATTGGACCATATCGAACTCGCCATTAGCGGTGAGCCACAAACAACGCCAGAACAGGATGCATTAGTGCGTAGAATCAAGGTCTGGGGCATATTAACCAAGAAACGACTTAGGAAATGGCTCAAATTAATTTCATAGACGGACCTCGGAAGGGCAACAACCTAAATTTAGGCAAATCCCAGACTGCGGCTTTCAATGCGCACGACAAAATACGCGTACCGCATATGAATAAGGAGGCGGGAGAGATGGAGTACCTGATCTATGAGCGGATCTGGGAGAAGAACCACGCTAAGCAATGGGTTCCAACACTAAACTACAAACTGGCAAAGAAATAATGGAACTGTTACTAGCAATCGTCGTAATCATAGTGTGTTCGCACTACTTTCACAAGATTTGGACCTCGGAGGAATGGAAATAAATGACAAAGAACGAATTTAATGAGCTAGTGGCTCATACGCTCGGCGATCTGATGGAAATGCTGAAGAAGAAGCAGAACGACTACACCGGAGGCAGGGATCCCTTTGCGAACTTCCGGCTATCTACGCTAGAGGGCGTGGAGCCAGCGACAGGGCTGATGATCCGTGTGCAGGATAAGATGCAACGCATCCGCACCTACCTGAAGAAGGGCGAACTACTCGTAGATGGAGAGGGCTTTGAGGACGCGATTGAGGATGTGATCGGGTATATGCTGATCCTAAAGGGACTCTTGCGTGAGCAAGCAATCATCCACTACGAGGAGACGATGACTAGAGCAGAGCCAACC